GATGTAGCCCCACAAGAATGGACAAAAGGATATCTTGTAGGTGTAGATTCATTATTCATAGGTGCTGATGCAGTAGGAACAATCACATCTGGCGATGTAAGAATATCACTTGTACTAGAATGCACATTAGAGAACGCTACTCAAGCAAACAGTGTAGCCCTAGCATTGAGTCAACAGTGATTTAAATGGTTAAAGTTGAAGGCACTCTAGAAGAGATGTACGAACTTTTTGGCGATGCTAGGCAAATGGTCAAGGATACAAAGCGTGCAGTAAGATCTACAAAAAAAGTTGCGAATAAAGTTAAGCGACCTTTGAACGCTTGGCAAAAGTTTGTCAAAGCCAAATCTAGCAATTACAAATACAAAACAGGTTCTAAGAAAGGCCAGATAAACCTAAAGGCTATGTCCAGAGATTTCAAAAAGACCAGGAGGAATAAGAAATGAAGAAAATAGGAATGTACACGGCTCGAGGAATAGTATCAGAAACAGAAACTGAAGCAGGTACACCACAAAAGATTACTTTATTTGATGGATCCTTTGAATCTGCTTACAGAGTAGTAGGGTTTAGAATATGGGCTTCATCATATGCAGGTTCTTCTAGTCCTGATTGCGTAGGTAAATTATCTAAAAATGAATTAGGTGTAACTTCAGCTGCAAATTTTATGAGAGCCGATGATGATAACCAAATCGCATGGGCGGCATCAGCAGGATCAGCAGATGGTGGACTAGGATTTGCAGATCCTCCAGTTATAGATTTAGATAATTTAATTGTTGAAGATCTATATGTTTATGTAAGAACTACTGGAACTGCGACAGATGCAATCAATTATATCGTAGAAATGGAGAAATATGAGATTACTGATTGGCAAGGTGCTTTAACTATGGCCAGAGACAAAGCACAAGGCTGATAACATGACAGAAAAACCTGAAGAACCGTATAAAGAAGAGATACAATCTCTATTATCACTTTCAAAGTTCGCAATAATCTGTATTATGATTGCTGGCGGGTTTTTAGGACAAGAATTTTTACTCTGAATTAAATGGAGGAGGAGTCTGTTCTATCCTGGCAAGTAATTTATTTGCCTGGATTAATTCACCTTTGAAATTATTAACTAAATTTGGTTGAGAATAATAATTTGAATCTATATCTGCAATTATTTTCCAGAGTCTAACTTCAATGTCATACCAAAATGTAGCCTCTGCACCTAATCCTGAATCTAAAGTAATCTCTTTATCCATTTTAAAACTCCTCCATAGTCTTTTGCTCAACCAATATCGGGTGAGCATTCCATATTTGTTTAATGACATCATTAACATCTTGAGCGGGTACATAGATTCCTGCATCAATATCCTCAGATAGTCTTTGTATTTTACTGCATCTTACCCTGTATAGATCTCTTTGTATTGTTAATGCTTTGATTTGGTTCAGCATACCGTAACTGTCAGCAATAGATCTACTGATATTATCAGATGCCGATCTATCTTTGGCCCACTCTTGATAAATCTGATATGCTTCGGAAGTAATTGTTGCACTAATTGTAGCCCTCATTCTTCCTCCTCCCTTATTTTCCATACTAATTTAGTACAAAGTTCACAAGTGTAACATATTCCACATGTACATTCCCAATTATTCATAAATTCTTTTTGTGTTTTTAAGTCAGCGCAGTGTATAGGCATGTATTTTGGGACATGGTATGTATATATAATATATACTCTTATCTAAAAATGACGCATAAATGCGAAACTTCATAGAGAACTCGGCCTCTTGTAAGGACATGGGTGCGTGTGGCCCCTTAGCGTACAGGTAGGGCTAGGCGGTCCTTCATTGTCTGTTTACGCCTTCGGCGCAAGGATTAGGGTCGAATACCGGAACCGAATGGCTATAAACCGGAACTACTTCCGAGAGGCATGGCTAAATCAGACAGTTTTTTTATCAGAGGATCAGTAGATACAAATGGATCTACATATGCACAATCAGAAGTTGACTTAGGATCATTCGTGAATCTAGGTGTTAGTAAATCCACTTTACTAAGAATTCACAACATTTCGGTTCAATATGCAGATGCACAAAACCCTGTTGATAGGATTTCTGACGACACTGGCAATAACATTTGTTTCCAGTTAACTACTCAATCTCAAACTGCAATAGTATATGCAACTGATAAATCATTAGTATCTAGTGGATCTCTTCAAATGTATAACGGCCAAATTGCTGAAGATGGATCTGCAGCTGCGGACTTCGCAACTGCTTTCGTTACACAACATTTCGATGTAGCCCCACAAGAATGGACAAAAGGATATCTTGTAGGTGTAGATTCATTATTCATAGGTGCTGATGCAGTAGGAACAATCACATCTGGCGATGTAAGAATATCACTTGTACTAGAATGC